CGTCCATCGTCGGCGCGGAATTATATGCGAATCGGAGAAAGCCGGGCGTTTGCAGGTTAGCAGCGGTGAACCACTGATCGGTTTGCAGCCGCCCTGCCGCCTGACGGTACAAAGCGGTATCACCACCGATCATTATTCCGTAACCTGGGCCAACACCACCAAGCTCGACCTGTTGTGCCGCAACTGCCGCAGTAGCAATGAAGTTACTATCGGTGCCAAGTTTATTAGCGAAATAGCGATACAAATTCGTATCGAGAGCAGTTGTTCCACCCGGCCCCCACTGCATCTTTCCATTCGCATTCATGTACCAACGCCATTGGCTATCGACACCTAGATACGAGCCAAATGCATCGCCAGTCCCTGTGGATTGCATGATGTAAATGCCCTGAGTGGCAGTAAACCATCCATTCGTTTTTAGTGACGCCGATGACGAGCGATACAAGATCGTATCGAGTGCAGCCGTACCTCCTGGCCCCCACTGGATTTGTCCGTCACCACGTACATTGATTGCAGGTTGTGTATCTGCGGCAGCAAGTTGGGACTTAAAGATACGTGTAGCTGCTGCGGTAACTCCATCCTGCGGGACATATGGCCCATAAGGGCCAACGCTCCACAAAGGAACCCAGTTTGTTACAGCAGGATCAGGGATTGTGGTACTCATGAGACTCTCCTGGGAGTCACCCAAATCGAACGATTGTAGAAGAATGCCGCATTTGCCGCATTCGAGGTCGCGTACCGCATCTCTACTCGGTTTCCAGCCACCATTGTGATATTTCTTTTAGTCGAAATCGAGCTACCATTTCCATTCGATGACGGAACAGTCACAGCCTCACCACCCTGCCAACCAGGAGTAGCGCCACCTGTGACGAAGAACACGAACCCTGACAAGTTGTTAGCCACCACATTTCCTGCGATGCAAACTCCCTCTACATCGTATTCACCTGAGCGTGGTACTGTGACACCGGGGCCAGAAGTCGTAAGTGTTGTGTAAGACGTAGACGACGTTTGCTCGTTTGTGCCCCAAAATGCACCACCAACACCTATCTGTTGTAGTGGACACCCACCGACATACTCCCACTTGTATGTGCTTGTCGATCCCGCGTTGTAGCGAAACTTCCACTGATACGTGGGATTGGTGACGGAATCTACTAGCACGTATTCCTGACCATCGGTGGGACTCGCAGGTAGATTTGTTCCGTACTGCGTTGTTGGCCCAGGCGGGCCTTGCATCCCACCGATCATAGCCATAGCGAAATCACAACTGTATGGGAATGGCCCCTGCCACGGTATGTTCATAGCCGAGCCAGTATCCTGAAAGACAATAAGCTCGATGTAATCGCCTACATTTAACTGCACGATCGCAGTAAATGTAGCCGATGGGCCATTGCTTGCAGTGAAAGGAATACCTCCGAGTCCACCGAGTCCCATCCAGTTAGCATTACCTCCACCGTTCACATTCATTGCCGCGTATCGCGAAGCTCCAGCGGCTACAGCGGGAAAGTTAACCATGCCCATCACAGCGTACATACCAGCAACCTGACACGTAAGACGAGTCGGGTTACTGGCACTCCAATGAACAACAGGAGCACCCTTATCCCAACGAATGGCGTCGAATGAGATAGCTGTCCACGCACCACTCGGTACCGACTGTCCTACAGTTGATTTATAGACACGCACCGATGGCATCGTTATCGTTTGTGAACCTGTCCAGGGAGTAGGCGGCTGATTCGTAGGCTTCACACAGAGATAGGCAACCCCGTTGTAGACAACTACGTCGCCATCGTAGTATTGCCCCGCTGCCCACGCTCCGTTATAGCGCAAATCCATGCCACCATTCAAGTTCCACACAGGAACCCAAGGAGTAGTTGCGGGATTCGGTGTACTCATGAAACTCGTTTTGGTCGAACAGACAGAGTGCGTCCTCTCGCGGTTACTGTAGTAGCACCAACTGCGTAAGTTCCCGTTCGTAGATCCTGTCCCGCTGAAAGAGTGAGTGGACTATCTGGTATTGTCCAGCCTGCTTCTATGTTTGCAAATCCAACTGCACCAAGAACAGCAGTTGATGGAGCAGCGCCAGAAATGGAGACTCCGTAGTAGATCTGAACAGTACCCGCGCTGTTGTAAATTTGATGTGCGAACGTGACATTGTACTCACCGGGACGAGGAACAGCAAAAATCGGAGCTGACCACACTCCCCACGAACCATTCGGAACTCCCTGTGCAGTCGCATCACTGACAACAACAGGTGCTCCACCAATGAACTCCCATTTATAGGCACTTGTTGAGCCAAGATTGTAACGAAATCTCCACTGATATGTGGGGTTCGTCACTGAATCTACGAGGATGGCTTCTTGGCCGTCGTATGGCGAAGCTGGTAGAGATGTGCCATACACTGTTGTCAGTGGAGGATTCGCTGGTGTAATTCCACCAGGCCAACCACCAGGAGCTGTGTTAGTGGGTGAAGTACAGAGATAGGCGATTCCGTTGTAGACGACAATCTGACCGTCTACGTAGTTACCTGCTGCGTAATCGCCATTGTAAACGAGCATCGTTTCAATGTCAGTGATCGTCTTGGCTGTAATGCTAGCCGCGACTTGATCGCCAGCGATTATCGCTCTGGCAGTAGAGCCTTCTTGTGCTCGCGCAAGTGTTAGCGTATCCACTGATATCGCTGTGCAGCGAGCAATCTCTGCGTTCGTTGGCAAAGGGATTACACCGATAGGCCAGACAGTCAAGTTGAATGGTGGAGTTGGGAAGTTAGCTCCACCCCCAGCAGCCACGACAAGTGATGTGCCGCTGACTCCTGGTGATGGAGGCGTCGCTACAGTTGAATACGCGAAGTTTTTGTGTGCGTCAACCACGGCCAATCGCCACGTATGAATAGTTGATGCCCTGATCGTTGTTACTGGCCTCAGCGCGAAACGAGAAACCACTGGCAGATATACCCGTTACGCGAGGAATCCAGTTCTGCGTACTTGGGTTGTTCGGGCAAACAGCTAGGCCGTCACATGCCACCGAGAACCCTGGTGAGAAACTAACGGAGATATCTGCTCCACCGGAGTTAACACCCGATCCGATTCCGCCTCGGTAAGATTGTCCTGTGTTGCTGATTTGCGTCCATGCCGTCCAAGAACCATTCAAGCACGATCGCATATACATCACCGGCGGGTTGGCTTGCATCGACCAGCAAGTTTGCGTAATCCACATGGTCGGATTGTAAATGTGACAGACGTGGAGAACGAATATCCAATCGCTGCGCGGAGCATTTGAAACTGACGATCCGTTGTACCATCCTGACTGTGTGATTGCATTGCAATCGGAAACAAGGGCCGTTGACGTGCCGACGTTTGCAGGCAGGTCTCCCTGTGCAATAGTTTTCCATGTTGCTGCTCCACCCGAACCATAGACCCACGAACCATTTACAACAGCGGGTAATTGTGGCCCAAGACCGGATACATCGCCAGTAGTGATTCCCGCCCAAACAGCGGAACCTTGCGGGCCTTTCAGCCATTGTGCAGATGAGCCACCCGACGGTAGCCCAAATACCTTGGTATCCACATCGGATGCCAAGTTCTGCATATCCGTGGCTACATTAGGAGGATCTGAGCCTACGGGATATCGTAGAGCGTATTTAGTTGTAGTTCCAGGCATCTCTCTCCATTTAACTGTGAGGGAGCCTGCTGTGGGATCAGACCAGACTCCCTCACACTTTTATGAGAACGTGATTTGTGCTGTAAGCGTCCACGTTCCCGATGCCTTTGTGCCTAGTGCAGCCACCTTTCGATTCAGGTTTGTCGTACCATTCGTGAACCCTGCACCGCTAGCCGTAGTTGCACTAGCCGCAATCGTCCACTCAGCCCAAACGTAGTTCGCCTCAGTAGTCGTGAAATCCGACTGGAATGAGACAGTTTGGTTAGATCGGGAGGGATAGGTTGCATTCATCGCTTTGTAGAAGCGGTTGGTTGCAGCCTGTAGCTCCACCTGCGTTGCAGCTTCCGCAGTATTCGAGTCACCAACACCTGTGTAAGCATTGGCATTCGACCATGGGTTCGTTGCCACCTGATTCGAGACAACCGTGGCGATCATGGTCATATCCTGCAAACGTTGGATGCCCTCGTTCAGCAGGAGATTGCCCTGAATCTCGGTACATACCTCGGGTGGCCCAACTAGCTCACGAAGCACCATACTACTGATTCCATGCTTGATAGGCATGAGCCTGGGAACGTGCAAATCGCCCCCACCTGAAAAACCCCGCACAGGGATCAATTCAGCGGGCATTACCGAGATATCGGCATGTTGCAACTTGCGACGAGCGAAGTCTACAGCATCTTCGCTCCACTTCTCACACAACCACGTTGTCTCATACATTGGCATCACCCGACTTTCCCTCATCACCTGTTACAGCATGAGAATAATCGAGAGTAGCCATAGCTTCGACTTCCGCCGGCACTTCCTCACCACGTCTTTCGTACTCAGCCTTGATTTCCTTGGCATCCATTACCGCCTTCTCGATGGTAGGCATATCAGGCCGAGGAATGATCGACGAGAAGTGCAATTCATCATCCTCTTCACCGAGAGAACCGTTAGTAATCAAATCACTGATTTGATCCTCTGACTGTTCAGCGGCCTCTAGATCCTCAAGAGGCACAGGATCACCAGGAGCGTAATCCTTCTCGATGACGGGAAGATGAATACGAGTCAATGCCTTGTATGGCCCACGATCAGCCATAAGGCATCAGCTCTTTTCAGTTGTTGTGCTACCGCTACTAGAGCTTGACGATGCTGGCGCGGGAGCGGGAGCCGCTGCTGCTTCTGCTTCCGACGCGGCTACTTCCTCTTCTGTCGGATTTGTTGCTCCTGTGTCTGCCTGACCACTTCTACTCAGAATGTCAGCATATGCAGCTACCTCATCCTCTGTTGCATCTACGCTAGCTGCCCTCTGGCGAAGATACTCGGCAGGCGAGACATCATCGGGAACGTCAGGATACGGCTCTTCACGAACAGCACCAGTTGCGACTAGATCCTCCCACTCAGAGTCACTGATGTTGAGCTGGTTCTGAGTTACCTCGTCGCCAACGTGAATCACGTTGGTTGTCTGGCCCCACTCGTTACGCTCGACATCGAAGTTCGACCACGCATAAAACTTTGCCACTTATCTCACCCCCTAGAAGGCAGTTGCGCCAAAAGCGGTTGTGATGAGGTAACCTGCACCAGCCGACACGATCTTGAGATCGTACTTCATCGACACACGCACGATGTCAGCCTTGCGAGGCTCTTCACGCCAACGATCCGTAGGCCGAGTTGAACCATCAGGATACGTCTGCGAGAATGTCTTGCCGAACGTGAACTGATTGAGTCCGAGGTTCTGATCGACAATACCGAGCCACACGTCCTTGCCCCAAAACGACGAGACAGCGATTGTGGCGTCGATGTTGTTTGCCGAGTTGTAGACAGAATCCACACCAAGGATGGTTCCCTCGAATCCAGTGAGAAGCTGGAACGCATTGTCCATCGTCAGTGTGAACGTCTTGAAGCGATCCACGATACGTGGATGGTTCTCGATGTAGCTCATTCCAAGCTTCGGAATGACTAGCGTGTTCGGATAACGACCAGTGGCAGCGTAGACAGCACGCATACCAACCATGATGTCGTTGACCGGGTTTGACGTTGAAGCTGTGCCACCCGTGTAATCGCTCCATTGCTGAGCACCAGTCAGCGTTGTCTTGTTCGCGGCGGCATACTGAGATGTGTCACGAACGAGTGTGCTGACCTTACTCTCAAGATCGAGTAGGATGGCACGTGTGGCAAGCTCAGTAGCATCCAGCTCAGGATTGATCTGCATTGCCCCACCGAATGTGGCATTTGCAAATCCACCCTGAGATGTCAACTGCTGACGCTCTTCGTCGTAGATCGGGACTTGCAAGGAACGCTCGCGAGTGTAGAACGTATCCTCACTCCACTTTGCTCCGAGGATCTCGTTTGCCACCGCACCAGGCTCACGTGCAGACTCGAAGATGAGCCAGTTGGAGCGGTCAAACACGCGATAGCGCCCTGACTGTGTATTCACCGGGGTTACGGGGAAGATCCTATCCCCGTAAAGCGCCTGATCCTTGTACCCAACCGAGAAGTTGGTTAGGATAGGATCAGAGTAGAGAGTACCGGGATCGTACATTTCCTACCTTCACCACCTTTCTAGGTTACGGAGACAGGGCACCACCGACAACCAGACGAACAGTGATACGATCACCAGCATTTGTTGCGGGATGACCAACACACAAACCAACGACACGCTCACCAGTTGCAGCGGTCTTGGCACGACCATCAGTTCCAGCACTCACAGCAGCTCCAACCGCAATAGCAGCAGAAGCTTCCATCTCACTCTGTCCCATCACACGAACAAGAGCGCCCTTGCCTTTGCTCAACTCGGTAGACGTGACACCGAACTGAACAATTCCAGCGATCTGATCTGTGATTGCCGTGACAGGAGTGACAGTCTCAGCAGCAGAGAACTTCACAGCGCGGAATTTGGTGAGCGCACCAGCCGCGCGATATCCCTTGTCTAGAACGAAGTTACCAGTTGCCACTTATATCACCCCCTATGCAGGCAGAGCAACGTTGTAGGCTTCTGCAAGATCAGGATGCTTCTTCGCAGCCTCATCCATGCACTTCCTGTAGTCCCAATCCGGGTTCTCCACTTGCACCTTGCTGATGACTTCTGCGAACGCCTTGCGAGCGGTCATGATTCCACCAGCGGTAGTCGTGTCAACGAGCGGAACGTCGTCAGACGAGCCACTTCCGATTTCACCAAACTCCACGATGCCACCATTGACGATAGTTCTGATGCAATCCTCGAACTCTTCGAGAGTTGCAGAACCTTCACTGAAATGCTTGTGAAGATCCTTGATCTTCTGCAAGCTCATGGCACTCAGACCCTTGGCAGTTTCCTTGAGTCCGTAACCCTCAGCCTTACGCACACGCTGAACAGACTCACTGAACGCCTTGGCTGTGTTGTCCCTGTCACGCTCCATGAGCTTGTTATGCTCAGTCCAGAACGCAGGATACTCTTCTGCGAACTTCTTCTCTTGCGTCGCAGCATCCACATTCTGACGCAACTGGTTCAGCTCACCAAGCTGGAGTCTCGCGGCCTCGATCACATCACCCTCGCCATTCAGACCGAGGATATTGCGAAGCTCGTACTCCTGCTCGATAGTGATACTTCCAGGCTCACCAGCCAACTTTGTACCTCCCTTCGTTCCAGTCGAAATTGCTACGTCTTGCGGCGGATCTTTGCCAGCAGGCGGCGTATCCACCCGCCACCCTTCTTTGATTGCAGGGTCGTCGGAGCCATCTTCGTCTGTTCTTGGCTTTGGGGGATTTCCGGTTCCTGGCTCTGAGTGCTCCCACTCTTTGGATTCATCGGTTACCTCGAACCCGTGTTCAGATAGAACTTTCACGACATCTTGTGCGTCGTACCCTGCATCGACAAGTGCCTTTAGAGCTTCCTCACTAGCAGCCTTGGAAGTACCGCCAAGTAGCCTACGTGCTCTCGCTTGTAGACGTGATTTGAGGTCTGCACTGAGCCAACTGCCAGCTTGAGGAATACGTGCGATTGCATTACGAAGATGGGGAAGATCGACTTTCCCACCTGAGTCCTTGTATGGGAAATGCCTGAGACTACGAGGCTTCGTCTTTCCTTCTCCATCCTTCTTACCACCGGGCTGAATGTAGAGGAAGGAACCATCGGGAAGATCGTTGACGAACGCTGTACTCCAGACGGCAAATTCTTTCTTAGTTTCGAAGTCCAGCTCTTCCCACATTGTCTCCGAGAAGTTGATGGGCATGACGTTCTTGGCAATCGGCTTGTTCGTGAAGCCTCCGCCAGTTACGACATCTGTGTGGAACTGCCCACCATTGTCCATCCACTCGTCGTCCCACTCAAGCGAGAAGTATTTCCACTTCTTGTCTTTCAACTCTTTACTCGCATCGTCTGTCAACTCGATACGCGCAAAGAGGCTTACTTGTGTGGGATCATCGAGGCTAGGCTTGACGGCAAATTCCCTATACCAGCCTGATGCTTGGTTTCCCTTCGCTCGATCCATTCCATGATCGAAGTCCGTGGCAATCTCTTGTCCACGAACATTGCTTGCAAAGTTGTTCACGAAACGATCGAGTTTATCGCGTGAAATCTCAACCGGCCCATACTGCGGAGTGTGGTAAATCCTCGCAGGCAGAGCCTCGATCCAGATTTCATTTCCGCCATCTAGCGACGGTGTATCAACTACTGCGGCTTCTAGCATCTATCCACTTCACCTCCTTTAGATATTCGCTATCGACCCGCATTCGTAGACCCGTTTCACAGTTTTCTACTTCGTACACATCTTTTGCGATGCTAACTCCCGTTACGTAGTACAATCTCCCGTTTATTGTGTAGTAGTGACGTAACTTGCTTCCCTCGGGAACCGCGCCCTCCTTAATAACCCCCGCACAGGGGGTGTCGGTAGGAGTACGCGGTGTAGACCTAACTTGTGCCACTCGGAGGTTTACCCACATTTCCTGTTCTAATAGCACCAGCAGGTACACTACCTCTTCCATTACCTGTAGAGGGTGTTAGTGAACCTGGAGTACCGACTTGATTCGGAGTAGAACCTTGCCCCTGGTAGATATCCTCCCTGATCTGTTCCCTCGTAGGAGGCTGAGTCGCGGGAGCACTCGGATTCTTGAATGCCATGTCAAACGTCTCACGCATCCAATTCTCGGTATCAAGGTCAGGCGTGATAAGCCCCTGACTAGCGAGGTTCGCTAGAGCCGCGCCAAGCATCTGCAAGTCGCGAGTCTCACCGATGTTGCGAACCTTCAAGCTCGGGAAGTTGTTGGTGGGGAAGTTCCACACCACAAGCTCGGGGATCAGATACATGTTCACCATCTGTGCGATGTAGTTGGCGACGTACTTCATCGACTTCATGAAGATGTCTGCACCTGTGGCTGCGGTCGCTCTAGCGCCACTCGTCCCAAAACCGATGACCATGAACTGAGCCAACACGTTCAGCATAATCATCGCGTTGTGATGTTCTGCTGAACCGATGACATCTACAGGCTGATTCTGCAACTCCGCGAAATCCACTTCAACCGTGGGAGTCTGGATGATGTAGCTTTCCTCGTTAGTCCTTAGATTCCGTAGGAGTGTTCTCAGGCTTGTTTTATCGTCAGGCTTTGCACCCGGCAGAACTTTCCCTCTCGGGACGCCTATGGCATGGCGCTCCTTTTGTACAGCGTCGATTTTGTACAGATGTGTCTTGTAGTACCAATGCGGATATGCCGTTCGGAGGATGCTGCGGCCTGTTAGATCACCACCTTTCTTGTTGAAGGAGAAGATAATGACTTTCTCGATTGGAAGCTTTTTCTCCTGAACTGTGCCATCAGCCTGAATCGCGTTTTGCGTGACACTGACGGGGCCACCATTGTTATCGTATTCAATGGTGGGGATCGTATACGCCGGCCGCACACCGAGCTTCTTGAGCATGGTATACACGCGAGTATTCGCACCCTTGGCAGATGGCGACCACTCGCGATTCTCATAAACCTTCTCAAGCACGGAGAACCCGTCCTCACACATATGCAAGATGTCCTCAAGCGAGTTGAGCAATGGCGCACTCAATCCCCTAGCCAGGTTTTCCCAGATAAACTCCGCAATGAGCACATCTTGCGGAGCATCGCTATGTGGCTCCATGAAGAATTCTGCACCCAGGATCGGTGTCTTGAGAACACGCAGGGAGGCGTCTACACCAGCATCATGCTGCATACGTGCGTAGACTTGGCTACGCTGGAACTGAGTGCTAAGCTCGGGAACAACCTCACGGATTAGAGTCGGTTGGCTAGAGCCAAGCTCGCTATCCAACTGTGGCCGTGGGATCTGTGCAAGCGCAGATTTACCAGCTTGGATGGTAGTCGTTGTTTGCAGATTACGCTGGATAGCCTGCTGACTACCTGCGGCTTGTGGCTTACGCTTACGACGTGGGATGACAGGCATTAGAGCGTGACCCTCGTTTCATCGAGAGTTATGCCGGAGTTGAGAGTCACGAAGTCGTGGCTTTCTGAGCCATGCCACTGATCGCCCATAACATCTGCCAAGCGGATACCCGCGCCATTCACGAAGTACGGCCCAATGAAATACCGTAGTGCGTCGGCTGCGTGGTCATCCACTTTGTGCTGGATATTGCCATCTCCCGCCAATTCATTAAGGTCGAACTTTGACTGGCGACCCTGCTCCTTGACGTGTAGCTGATTCAACTGGCGCAACAGATTGACGCAACTATGATGTACGCGCACTTTTCCGGCTTTCATCATGCGCTTAAGCTCTTCCACAGACAAATGCCAAGGCGTATCCTCTTGCGCTACAAACCCAATGGTGAGCGCGAGAGTCGCGGCTTGGTCTGCACCACGCGGATCACCAAACATTGCATCTACGTGGTAATCCTGCGGGTTCTCACGGTTCAGCAGATAGATCCCGTGTTCGTGAGTTGAGAGGTAGGACTTGTAGTATTCACGCCACACGTAGATGTTGTCATGGGGGTCAACCTGGATATCTAGGCAGACAAATGGATTGCTGAATCCGTAGTCGAACGCTAGATAGTTAGACCATGACGGATTGAACTTGTAAGGCGTGAGAATCGTGTAAAGTTGGGGATTCCACTCTTCGTAGATGACATTTGCCATCGTTGTGAAGCTCGCACCGTACTCCTGATCGAACCAGTGCTTACTTGCGAGTCGCTTTACACGCTGTATCTCGGGATTCTCCATACCACCGGGGAATCTTACGGTATTTTCCCAAGTAGGAAACTGCCATGAGCGATATTGCGCCATCCCCACAGCTAGTTCAGCATGTTCGCTGGAAAATAGAGCACCCTCCTGACCCAATAGCCAGAGTCCGTGATACCAGTTATATCCTTTAGGGGTAGATGGAAAGTCACAACTACCGAGTAGGTCGGATAGAGCTGGTTCGACGTACTGCTCCCATGTGCTACGGTCATGGCGTGCCGCTTCTGACATGATCGCATGAGTCAACCCCTCACCTAGTAGGCTATCTGGTTTGTCAGCAGACACTACTTCGATGTGTGAATTCCAAGGCGTGACAATATACATCGTGCCTTGATGCACCGAATATGCCTTGCGACAATACTTGAGTAAGCCAAGCTTCTGGTAATCTTGGAAGGTTACTCGAAACTCTTTTTCACCGAGCTTGTATGTAGGCCCGACGATCCAATGCCATGAATCGGGTATGAAGCTCTTGTGAGTCATTCTGTGCCCTGCTACGATAGACTTACCGTAACGCCTACCGCAGCAGGGCACGTTGAATCGAGTCTGAGAATACAGATATTCCCTCTGTCCCAGAGAATGTGGGTTAAATCCCACCTTCTTATAGAGGGCTTCTGCTGATATCCCAGGCTCAACACCTGATGGATTTACGAGTACCATTGAGAAGTGGAGAAGGGGTCGTTCACGTCGGTCAACGTGTGCTACTAACTACAGAGGTGCTACATGAGGGTCTTGCTGGGGTCATGCTGGTC